AAAGCACATCCGTTGGTCTTGACGCTTGATAAGGCACAACCGCTGCGTATATCGTAGTCCCGGCAGGAATTGGAGTGGTAACGGATGTAAATGTATAAGCACCTGTCAAATAATTTACATTTCCTACCACATTATTCAATGGATCAACTAAATCTCCAACATTGCTTCCGGCACTTGGGACATCAGTCAATGTGTAAGTAAAACCAGAATCATTAAATGCAGATATGATTACTGCGGCCTCCGTAACATTTCCAAAGATGTCTAATTGTGCCCTATAGAATGGTGAGGGGGGAATTGTTCCTAAATATGGCCCTAACGTATTGTTTCCGGTATTAATTATTTGGTTAACAGATAGGTTTGGCCATCTATTATAAAATGTAGTCTTGTCTTGATAGTATCTTAGGATATATCCCTGACAATATACTGGAGGAGTTATTTGGATATTACCCGGTACTGGCGATCCATCGGGAAATGTGGCGAGTCCATTTTGATAGGGAAAGTCATAAGTATCTACGTTTGGAGTAGTCAAAAAGACGTATGGCTTTGTTAACTTTATGTTTTTGAATTGCTCTGGAAAGTGTATCGTATATGCTAGATTGAGATATCTATCAACTTGAGAATCTTGCATTTGTGCTGGAGTATACCTTGCAGTCATACGACGAACGGTATTTCTCATCTCTACTTTTGTAACCATACTTATATCCCATTTACAGGGTCACCTGGAGCACCATTATTATATATAACTCCTTCGAAACTATTCTGATTGCCATAAGGAAGCGGTAAAGGTGGCAAGTATTTACCAGAAGAATTAGGAATTACCGTTGGAGGAGTATATGCTGATGGTAGCGGACTTGGATATGAAAATACAGAAAAATTAGTTGAATCCAAATTAATTGTTAATGTGTCATCAGTAATAGATAAAACTTGAACATTCCTTCCATTTAATTCTGTCATACCGAATTGAGTTGGAATCTTAAATGTAACATCCATTCCAGCCACATACCCATGATCTAAAACTGTGGTTACGACCATTGGATATGCGTTGGTAATGGCCAGAATATCTCTTACTACTAAATTTGGCGTTACTATTACCTGAGAATATCCTGGATAATAAATGATAGACATTCGTTAAAACCCTACTGGGACAAATGCATATTTCTTATTCGATGTGTCTACAGAATGAATTGCTGAAGTCCCATCTGGGGCTTGAATTCCATCTTTCTGTATAAACTTAGGAATATGGTAATGTTCATTAATTTGATCTGCAAATCCTTTAGGAATTGTATAAACCTGTCCTTCTGAGAAATGCCACCATTTAACTTGATCATCAGCATATTTAATATATGGTAATTTTACTGGTTGACCAGGGTTTCGGCGATTCATAAAACGACCTGTGACTTCCTGTTTATCTAAAGCTTTCTGTTTAGAAATCACATCTTCTACCGTTTTTCTTTCGTTAATTCTTGACACTTGCTTGTCAATCAACGCCCTTTCCTCTGCATCAATTTCTCTTCGTGATACAAATTGTAGATCTTTCTTTTTCTCTTCGATTTCTAGGCGAGTACGTTCTAGTTCCACTCTAGCTTTGTCAATTTCTGTTTGCAGACTTTCCAGTTGTTGTTCTTCTGACATCTCAATCCTATCAATTAAAGTTTTTTCTTCTACTTGTATAGACTTTTCTTTTTTTGGTCTTGCCATTTTTTTACCTTTTGGTTACTTCGTATCCATATTCTTCTAAGAATTCTTTTGCCCAAAATATTTTGTCTTCGACTCTTTGACCATATGATTGACTTTTTGTCCATAACTCAAGATTTTCAATTCTATTATCGTGTCTAATTCCATTCTTATGGTGGACTGATTCTTTTGGCTTAAGAGGTCTACCTATAAAATCAGACATCACTTTTCTGTGTTCAAAGTAATGCCTTCCATTGCACATTACTCTATACCCTTGGGCATTTACATAACCTTTACTAGGCTTTCTTGCTTTCCCAATAGGGATATCTAATGAAATCCCTTCTTTTTTTCTGTATCTTTCTCGTGTTCTAACTCTCTCTTTTTCTTTTACATAATCTCTTCTGGCATATTCATAGTTTCTGACGTTAGAGCATAATTTACATTGATTGTTGTAACCATTTTTCCTTTTTCTGTTTTTACTGAATTCTAAAAAACATTTCTCTATTTTACATTTTGAACAAATAAGCATGGTAAACTCCTTTTTAGTCGAGTTTACCATGCTGGGAAATAAGTGTAAAACACGCACTAGGCGTTTTTAGTTATGTCCCTTGCGGAAAGCTCTGCAAGGCCGTGTGAGCTTCCCATTCCCAAGCATCAACTGTAGAACCGATAATACCACCAGTTGTAACAGCATTAGTACCGTCTCCAGCCCCAATAAGAATACCATTTTGTCCTTGGTTTTGTGTGGCAAAACTTAAGACGTTTTGGTTTCCGTAAGGAAGAGGAAATGGTGCAATTCCTGCTAAATTGTTTGTATTACCTTCGCCTTGAGGAATCATTACTGGAACTTGTAATGGATAATTCGCGGCTACAGGCCAAGCAAATGCAGTGAACCCTACGCTGCTTGCTTCTAGAGTTACAGTCTGTGTGCCAATAGCATTATTGACAGCTCTAACTGTAAACTCAACTGGCAATCCATTAGTTCCGGTATTTAATTGAGTCATACCAAAGGCTGAAGGAATTGCAAATCGTACTTTATCTCCAATATGATAAATTTGACGAACCAAAGTGGTTACGACCATTGGGTTTGCCAAACTAACTGCCGCAATTGCTCTCCATTCTGGATAATACAGGCTAGGCTGAGGCAAATTCGCATTGCTTACCTTGTATACTGTACCAACAGAAGTTAAAGCATTTGAGGAATTTAGCAATGTAGTGAAAGTAGTAGTAGATCCTACTGCAGTTACTGTCATTACTAATCCGCCCAGTTGAGGAGCCGATGTCATATTCACAATACGAACGTTATCACCAACTACAAATCCGTGCGCAGCTCCCGTGGTAAATGTAGTAGTAGTTCCTGGAACAAACGATGCTACTGCAATGTTTGGCCCTTTAGCTTGATTAGCCGCATTGAATAGGTAAAAACCGTTTTGTGGCAATACACCATTGTTTAATGGAGCTAAAACACTTGACACAGTACCGTTTTGACGAATCAAAGCTGTTCCTGTGGTATAGGCTGGATTGAAATATGCTTCAACAATCCTATCTGATGTTAAAGACCCTGCGACTCCTAATGCTGTCACCCCAGATCTAGTCAAATTACGTAAAGTAAATCGGCTAATATACTGAGACAGTGGAATAAAGAAGGGCGTAGAGGCTGCATTAACGAATGAGCCTGTAGTAATTTGTGTACTCATATACTACCTCCTATACTGCTACTGCAAGAGTGCAGCGTAGGTTTATGATCCATGAAGTATTCGTAATATTGAATACCTGAGCCATCTTCCAACCAGCTGTCTGATACAGGCGTAGACGTGGAGACGCAATTTCTGGTGGAGCATAGATGAATTGAGCGGAATATCCGTCCAAATCAACCATGTCATAACTTTCTTGACCTGGTAAAAAGATATTATATACATCTTGACCAAGTGCAGAGGCATTAGGAGTAATCGAACCAACAGAAGATAATAAAAATCTAATGTTACGGATGGAGCCCCATTCGCTCTGAAGCAAATTGCTGTTATTTGCATAATTTGCAACGTTGATAAATCCAACCATTTGATCCAAGTCAGCAGATAAATTGGTATGACCCATGCCAAAGAATGCTGTGCGGACTGGAGCAGTACCGAATTTATTTTCTCCCTCAATCATGTCCTGGATGAACTGAGCATTAGCTGTACGCAATAAACGTACTGCTTTAGATGCATCCAGAGGGCTTATGTTACTTGGGTTGTCGCCATTGGTCCCCGAAGTGCAATTTATAGGTGGGGCTCCGCCTTCCATCATTGAACGGGCTAGCTGATCTTCAGTTTCCCTTAAAGATTGTCCTAAAACGCTTACAGCGCTATTAAGAACAGGGTCTTCGTTGATCAACATGACTTGCTCTTGCAGGATGATATATGTGCCATACCAATCGATACGAGCATCTATATCAAGAGCAGTTAGCTGTTGTGCAGCTGGATCAACAATACCATTACCAAGTGGTACAGGTGCTGTTTGTAAGTTTTGGTATCTACGTCTGCGTAGAATATCGCCAGCTTGTTGATCCATTGTGATAGGATAACCCATCGTTGTGTGAATCAAGTCTGGCATAGGGCGAGCAAGCAACTTCATACTTAGCTGTTGTTGTACAGCTGGAGGTAGAATGCTTGTGGTTGTAGGGCCTGACATATATTGTCTCCATGATTAATCACAGAGACGAAGATTTATTTGCGAGCCAGAGCCATTGTTTCTTTCCAAAGAGCGTTGCGTTGATCTTTAGACATTGTGGAATTAGACATTCTAGCAGCTGTTGTGACAGCAGCTGACCTAACGCCAACACTGCCCATCGGCGGCTTATTTTCTTTTTCCTCAACGCGTTTTTGTTCTTGCGAAACTTGTGGGACAGCCTTCTTAGAAGCAATGTCGTTTTGATAACGAGCATCTTTTTTAATCAGATTGTACACCTTTCTCAAAGGATTAGCAGCTTTCTCTACAGACTCGCGGTTGTCTTCGTCACTTTTGATATATTTTTCAATATTTTCAGCCGTGACGACCTCAGCGAAATCAGGGAATTCAAGCTTAGTTTCAAGTGCTTTTAGATAATTTTCTTTCTCCGCCAATTTCTGCTCATAATTCGACATTTTTTTATTCATCGAACCGAAAGCTTTGACAAGTTTTTTCCCATCAGGGAAATCTTCTTGCTCTAATTGCCGGAAATCAAAATCTTCTTCTTGCTGAACTGGCTGACGCGCTTGCTGTTGCAACTGTTGTTGCTGCTGCAATTGCTTTTCCATCCAACTCTTTTCTTGTTGAGCTTGCCATACCTGACGTTCCAGGTCTTCCTTGGCTTTTCGAAGCTCTGCAAAACTTTCTTGCGGAGACTTCTTTTCATGGTGAATTTCAGCCTGGGCAGCCACTTCAGGATTTTGGGCTTGTTCTGTATTTTCCATGCTTTCCTTTGAGATGGGCGAGATCTCGATTGCGCCGTATTAGGCAACAAGATATTGTTGCATGCTCTGTTATATATCTAAATATATAATTTCACATCAACATTAAAATTTTAAGGGATTAAATAATGGACCATTCATTGACTTTCATGATGTGCGCAGAAAAGACAATCAATTTGATTTTTACAATTGAAAATACTCTGATCTTTTTCAAGGAGAATGATATAAAAGCTGATGAACAGGTAATTAAAGCTTTGGAACCCGTATTAGAAAACCTAAAGAAGTGGATGAAAGATGGAAGAGATAAGGAATCCGTTTGATGCAGAAAAGGAACCGATGAATCATAGAGCATTTTTATCGGCTATTTCAAACGTTAATTTTGGCAGAATAGAGAGAGAGATTACTTTAAATATCATCACTAAAGTCAATGAGCATTTGAAAAATCAAAACCCTGATCTTCTGCTTAACTTTAATGAAATGTATAAAGAATTAACTTTAATGATGAAGGAATTTAAGAATCAAATATCTGTTACCGACAAGAAGTTAAAGAAAGTTTTCGAATCATCTTCTTTGACTGAGGATGTATACAAGATAAGGGATGAAATGAAGGTTATTAAGAAAAAATTAGATCGATTAAATGCAGGATTCAGAGGCTTTAACAAATTGTCAAAAGCCCTTGATGATAGTGAAGAGTCTAAATAACTTTATCTCCTATTAAATAGTCTGAAAGTCTTTCAAGCTTGTCTTGAGCATATTTCTTAAGCATTCTCACATATTCAACATCGAACTCTTGTGGGTTCTTTAGGATATATGTGAGAACTTCTTTTTTAGGAATACACCACTCAAATGTAATTTTACCACCATCTTCAACTGACCATAAAAAATGATCATTTCCCTGATATGGACTAGGACGAGTCCTACGGCATTGAGGGTATATGTGAAGGGCATTTTGAGCATATGGCTCTTTAGTTACCCAAATATGGATATAGTATTTCCCACGCACGCCTTTCTCATAGTTCTTTTGAACAGCGTTTTCGATAATAGCTTTAAACTTCTCCATTACTGCTGGAGTTGTTTCTCCTATTTGCTGATTGCCGCTCATACTTGCGGCTTCCTGCATCAATGCACCATAAGTCTTTTCACTTCCTAAAACCATTATCTTACCATCTTCCCGCCGTTATAGAGTCCACGATTGCTATGCGTTGTCCCTGCTTGAGGCTTTGCTAGATACCCCTGAGGTTTCTGTCTTAGCTTCGGAAGACCTTTGATCTTTGGAGGTATCATTGTCATAATATAACTCATGCCTATTAAAGAAATTTCTAATCCAATTTGGATTGGTAATATGGTAGACTTTATTACCAATCACAAGAGTCCCTTCATCCAACCATTCCATTAGCCACCGTGCATTTTCATATGCTTATGCGCTTTAGCAAGATCTTCTTTAGAATGCTTCCTTGACATTTCTGCTTCAAACTTCTTTGCTTTACGCATAGGTTTTGTGCCTTTTTCATGCCGTTTTGGTCCCATAGGATCATTTCTTTGCATTTCTCGCATAGTTCTTTTGTTTTTTACTTCGCTCATCCTTTCATTCCTTGTTTGTTAAACGACTTATCTAATGGCAATGGTGGTTTACCAGTGTTCTTTACACGGTCCACTTCATGTATCAATGCCTGGGATTTAGGAACTGATGGCTTCCTTGCATCTGGCACAATCTTAATTCTTGTTACTGACATATAATTTCCTTTTAAAGAATGCCTAGTAGGAATTGCACCCACGACCTCTCCCCGTAAAGATCTTTACGGATCATTGCGCTCTCACTGCTGAGCTATAGGCAATCAAATTTATTTGTTTTTCATCTTTTCGCGTGTATATGGGCGTTTTGCTAAAGCAGATGAGTCTTTCGAATCAATCTTCTTTCTTACTTGCTCATATGAGTTAGATGCCCCAGCTGGTGGCTTAGGATCTACGTTCTCTTTGATTTTGATGAAATCAGTTCCGGTGTTGCCCATTCTGTTGCCACCTTCTGATGTATTCTTATGACTGTGTCCCATTGGAAACCTCTTGTTGTTTAATTAAATTTTCATCTTGTCGACTTTGTATGGTTTCTATCAAGTTAAATATTTTGACGAAATCCTCTACATGCATCGATTCGACTTCTTTTGCAGCTTTTACTCTATCCAGCATTGCAGAAGCTTTTTGATGCTCTGATTCATTGTATTTTGTCATCACAGAGATCTGTTCTAATCGTCCTTTAGCTTCTCGCTCTGCTGCAAGGCTTCGATCAGACATTGCTTTAGATTGCAGCGATTCATTGACAATAGCTTGGTTTTGCATCTGTAGTTCTGACATCTGTTGCTGCTGCTGAGATTGTTGGTCTTGCTGAGCTTTGATCGCTTCCATTAGCTTGTCTTTATCTTGGATGTCAAGATCTGAAAGCACTTGATCGACTGGGATCGGGAAGCCTTCTTTCCATAAGAAGAATTTCTGTCTAAAGGCAAGCTCTCTTGTTGTGTCTGTTAGAGGAGCATTCTTAACGACCGCATCATACTTCTGGAAGGATTTATCTCTGAATTCATCAGTAGGCTCTTCTTCAATCATCCTCCTGATTTTCCCAAGAGTATAATTCTTCTGAATAAGTGCCCAGTGAAGACGACCCGCATTCCTTTGCGAAAGGTCGAGGTTATCGAATAGTTCCTGAAGTGTAGTAAGAGCGGCTCCCTGACGAAGCTGCTCGGTAATTCCCACCTCAGAATCCTCCGCTTGTCCCAGCAATTCTGGCGTAACACCTGCATTTGACTGTATATCCTCTTTAAGAAATTGAGTTGCTGTGTAATTAGCAGGGTTAATGTTTGCTCCAGGCTTATCATTGAGCGCATTTAACCTCCCCTTCTTGAAGTATCTAACTTTTCCAGGACCTACTTTGAACGCATCTTGATCATCAATTAACGCATCTTCCTCCACATCTACTCCAGAGAACTGTGCAGCGAGCAAATCAAGCTCTAGCTGCTTCCTGTAGTTATAAAGGTACTGTGGATCTCTAATGTTTCTAATAATTCCTTGATAGCGAAATGCATAATTATTATTAGCTAAGTCATGATATCCCACAAACGGTGTGAATGGGTACATATCGATTCCAAGTGGGTTTGGACCATCATAGAAGCAGTTATTATTAACAATGATTGCTAGATGTACTGTAGGAACTTTTTCTTTAACAACTACCACCCCAGGGAATTTAGCCTTCATGAAGTCAATTTCATCTTTATTGAAGTCTACTTCCGTTGACTCATAAGTCTCTGGATCAACAATAAAAGTAGCCATACGTTCACACATATACCAATACTCATCATATGCAAGAAATCCCTTACGGCGAATGTTGTATTGTTGTGGCATGAAGGTGAATTTCGTGTCGAAGTAAGCTTGGTCATTCAGCATATCAATCTCATGCTCACGACCTGGTAGCATTTGCTTCACTTGCTCTTTATGCAGGTATTTACGAGTACGTATAAACTGACAATCTGATAGATCCATTTCTCGCCAAAATGCATCCATCATGATCATGTCAGCACTCAAGCATTCCGTTCGTAGATCTCCGCAAATTGGATCTCTGCGATAATCTATCCATGAATGCATAAGTGAAAGCCCAGTAAGTCCTGCGGCTTCTTTAAAACAATCGCTTACAGTATTGTAAGTGTCATCATTTGAATATGCCGATTGAATGACCTTTGTCCCTTGACTTGCTGTTCTACTATTTGAACCATGCACAGGCACCATCTGGGTTCCTTTTCTGTGCTGTCTCTGGCGACCACACACCATGTTAACCACGGGCATGGAAACATTGAATATCCACTTCTGATGGTCATATGATAGTCCTGAATAGAGATTGAGATATCTTTGGTCACCCAAATAGACCTTACGATCTATCGTTTGTTCCCAAAAGAATAATTGCCATGCAGATAAGTTAGCTTGATATCGATCATCAGCTTCAGCAACGACATCTCGCCTTCCATCTTGGTAGAATTTTTGGTATACGTTAGGAACTACCTGAGATCGTTCTAGAGCGCCGTTTACAAAACCCATATTATTTCCTTGTAAAATCTAACTTATATACTATTAAATATTTATCTTACAATTGTCTTCCGGTGAAAGGATTTACATTCATAACTTGTTGTCTTAATGGGATTGGTTGTTTACCGAACCCAGAGGCATTCTTTAACTCTTGAAGCTTCTGCTTATTCATTGATCCTGGGCCTCTACCAAATTGCGTTCTGGCATTTGCTAAGTATCTAAAGCAATCAGCAGCATGCGAGGACCAATCATGTACAGGAGTTTCGCTATAGCATTCGGCTTTGTCGTTGTATTTCTTGTGATAATTCTCTAGGCATTTGATTAGATACGCACATTTTTCTTCATCAATGTAGGCAATGTTGATAACAGAGCGGACTGCTTCAATGCCGATATGGATGTCAATTTCCCTTTCCAGAACCGTCGTTTTAAGCCCCTGCTCATTCGCCACATCCTGAAGGGTGCGTCCGGTTTGAATTGAACCAGAACCTGCGTCATGTGGCATGTAATGCGTGCCATACACATAAGGTTTCGATTGTAGCATCTTTGCATAGTGAGCTATCCCCTCTCCTTGATTCTCGTAAAAGTCGATGACTCGCAGTTCCCCTCCAATCTCTTGCCAAAATACGATACTGGTACTATCTCCATAACCAATATCCCACGCTGTATGGACTGGGGATCGTGGTTCATAGGGAACCTTGCATATTCTGTTTTCATTTCTCGCTTTCTCAATAAGTCTTCCATAATATGATCCTTCTACCCCTCTAGAGAATGAACAGCGATATTCTTGCTGTATCATTTCTTCGCTCATTCCCTCTTTACGCTCTTCTTCTAAATCTTTATCTGTCAGGACACCTGTATCATCAATAGTCAGCAGCTCACAAAACCAATCTTTATTGTTCTTTGCCATATTAAATAGATCATAGAAATGATTCTTTCCCCTCGGAGTACTAATGAAAATGGCAATGCCCCCATTAACCTTCAAAATCGGCCGTAGATAGTCCCAGGCTTGAGGGCTTTGGATAGCGTATTCACTAAATATTAGAATCTTTGGGTTAGTACCAACTAGATTGTCAATATTGTCTGAGCCTATTAATTGATATAAAGATCCATTTGCAAGACGTATTTTCATGTCCTGGGATGTTTGTGAAACGATTGCTTCTTTAGGAAAGTAATCGAGAATACGCAAGCCATCATTATTATTGGATTCCCAAATAACCTTCTTAGCTTGGTTGTAGGTAGGTAAAATATGAAAAGCTGTCCATCCTGGATTCATCAGCAATTGCAAGATGCACCAATTCATAATGGTAACGTCTTTTCCACCACGTCTATGAACTACCCAGACAGCACGCTTTACACCGCTATTTAGAGCCCTTATTATCGGTATTTGATAATTGCGAGGCTGGAACTTCAAGTCCACTTGCAAGGCCACCATTTACGTTCACCGTGATTTGAGTTGGTCTTTGATCTTCTTGATAATCTTTTTGGCCAAGCCATTGCTTTCCCAGCCAAATAGCAATTGCAGCATTCGTTTTTGACAATACGAATTGGTTTCTTCTTAATGAACATTTTCCGTTTTCACAGAACTTTTTATATATATCGGAATATTTCTCCCCGAAATGGGCCTCTGCTCGGTCATGTAATGTGTCAACATTTATCTTCATCATGCTGGCAATTTCAGACTGCGTGCATTGAATCCCACATAGCTGTTCGAATAGTGTCCAATCGATTTCTTTCTCAGGTCTACCAGTAGGATTACCAGTTGGTTTTCTTGCCATTGTCTATCCTATATTTCTTGCCCGCAATGGGGACACAGTTTAGGTTTCTTTGGTTTCTTCTCAGGCTTTTCACTATCTAGTACATTTCCCACTAGATCTTCAGGATTAAAGCCTGCACCTATTAGCTCATCTAATTCCCATTCATTAGCAAGCATGTCATAGTCCCATTCCCCTGCGTGCATATTGTCTTCAAGTACGCGCTTCCGCATTGTCTTTTCGTCTAAATTCACATCGACAATGCATGGTACTTCCTTCCATCCAAGATTCTTTGCAGCTCTTACTCTCTGGTTTCCTGCATAGACATTAAGCGTATCGCCTATCTTATTGATAAGAACCGGACGTCTTTCAATGAATCCCGGGTCTTCCCCCATGTCTTTGCATAACTTATCGAATTTGTCCTTGTTGATTGTGCGCGGGTTATTTTCCAGTAATTTCAATGAGGTTATTTTCAATTTTAATATTTCTGGCATGTGCATAAAGGTTATTGTTTACTGTTTTTTTACCTAGATTTCGTTCACAATGCTCGTTTAATCGAACGAAAACGAGCATTTTACAATGCTTTAAAGAATCATTTTCATAATAAAACATAAATTTTAATTATAATACACAGGAATTTACGATGTACGCACACCAATTAGATCTTTTTGAGCCTAATGACGAACTGTCTCTTTTGAAAAAGGAAAATGCTGATTTATGGAAGGCTTACGATGCCTTAAGAAAAGGACTATTCGCAAGGCATAATGGATTAGATAGAAGGTGGATTGAATCAGAGAAGAAGGCAGATATTTTCGAGAGAAGGTTAGCAATGCTGGAAAAGAATATTATGATTTAGGTTTTAGCTTCCAATGTGTGACATCATGGATTAGCTCTCCGCGCTCTTCTTTCATCCAGTAAGATGTCTTCATACCATAGAAAGCAATCCAGATTATCTTATCAGGCATAAAGAAAGCAGGAAACTCCTCTCCATTGACCTTCTTAACAAGATATTTACGTAGCCGATCTTCTGGTAATCGTTCATTTACATCTACCCAATCCATTTAAATTTTCTTTGGAGGCTCTGGCGCATATTGCCAATGAGATATATGAGGTAGACCCTCGATACTGTATTGATCATTATAAGAAATGAATGAACCA